AATAGAAGTTTTCCTGCAACTTTAACAAGTAATCAAACAATAAATTCTGGTGCTGGTGGAACATCTGCTGCGGGTGTTGGTGGTAGTGGTGCTGGTGGATATTCGGGATCTGGCGGTGTTGGCGCAAAACAAAACGATTCCGCTACTGCAGGATCTGGTGGCGGTGGCGGTGGCGGTTTATATGGTGTTTATGGCACTAATAGTACTGTAGTACAAGGTGCTGGTGGCGGTGGTGGAGTTGGTATCTATGGTGAAGGTGCTAATGGATCTGCTGCTACTACCACAGGTGAAGGTGGAGGAGGTGGATCATCAGGTAGTGATGGGCAATCCAAATCTGCTGGCGAGGGGCCTGGTGGACTTGGTGGTTTATATGGTGGTGGTGGCGGTTTAGGAGCTCAAGAAGATGTATCTGGTTCAATTATTGGAAGAAGTGGTAGTGCAGGTGCTAAAGGGGCAATAAGAATTGTTTGGGGTGATGGAAGATCTTACCCATCAACTGCAACATCTGATCAACCAGTAAATTCTGGTTCTGGTGGTGGACTAGCAATTACAAGAGAAAGTCTTTCTGTTGGAGCTCCAAATGCTGCTAGTGGTGAAGGAGCAATATCATATGATAATACAACTGGTGTATTTACGTACACTCCTCCAGAAGTATCTGCATTCCCAGCTGGAACAAATATGCTATTCCAGCAAGCAGCTGCTCCCACAGGATGGACTCAACAAACATCAGAAGGTAATAACCACGCATTACGAGTTGTAACTGGAGCAGGTGGTGGTTCTGGTGGTACTGTTGACTTTACTAGTGTTTTTACATCACAGTTTCCTACAGGAACTGTTGGTGGATCGGTTGATGGCCATACGTTGAATACAAATCAGATGCCATCTCATAATCACGTAGCATATACTACTGACACCGCAACATTAGCTAATGGTAATACTAAGTACTTAGGTGATAGTAATGGTGTTGGTGGTGGTACTAGTTCACTGAATACTGGTAATAAGGGTGGTGGGTCGTCCCATGGCCATGGTTTAAGTGCCACATTCAGCGGATCTGAAATGGATTTTGCTGTTAAATATACTGATGTTATAATCTGTACTAAAAATTAATTATGAAACTTGAACAAGGAAAATTTTGTCCTTTAATTGGTAAGGACTGTATTCAAATGCAATGTGCTTGGTTTACTCAAATTCGTGGTAACAATCCACAAACAGGTGAACCAGTTGATGAATGGGGATGTGCAGTGACTTGGATGCCTATGTTGATGATTGAAAATTCTCAACAACAAAGAGCAACTTCTGTGGCAGTTGAATCATTTAGAAATGAAAGTGTTAAAGCGAATGTACAGAATCAGCAATTATATGTGCATGCGTTGAATCAACAACAACATTCAATAAATACTATTACAGAAGGTACTAATTGATGGAATTAGCAATAATCCCTATAGATAAAACTATTGTTGTTGATGGAGAAGGTATTCAGATATCTAATGTAGATATTTCTTGGATTCCTACTGATGTTTGGGCTGTCCATTGGAATAGTACAACAAGTAAAGGCGAGATTGAATATAATGATGGAAAACCTAATGCTGAAATTACCGAAATCGGAATTTATCAGCAAGCAGTTACAGATCATGCTAGTGAAAAGACTGCTGTTGCTAATGCTATAGAAGCAGCGAGAGATCATTTACAGGAAGTTAAAAATAGGAGAGTATCTTTACTTTTTGAATCTGATTTTACTCAGGTTAGAGATATCACTTTCACTAATGATTCAGATTGGGTAACGTATCGTCAAGAACTTAGAGATCTTCCTGCTGTCATATCAGCAGCAAATATTGATCCAAAATTATTAGCAGATGATTTTAATCATTCTTCTTGGCCAATCAGTCCATTATAGAATAAATAAACGTTTTTCTACATCTGATAAATAACTAAAAATCAAGTCCTACCTGGAATTTCTAATGGTACTCAGGAATGTAGCCAAAACGTTCAGTCTTGAAGAGCAAAGGCAAGAAATTAATTTAATTGCATCCGATTTACAGGCGTTGTCGCAGGTAAATGAGACTGATCCTGTTTATGTTGCTTCTGATGCATTTAATGTAACAAATACAAAAATCTCAAATTGGGATGCAGCATATGGTTGGGGAGATCATAGTACTTTTGGTTATGCTACAACTACACAGTTAACTGCAGCGGTAGCAAATTCTAATAACTGGGATACTGCTTATGGATGGGGTGATCATTCAACTGCTGGTTATGTCACAACTATTCAGGTATCTGTCAATTCTCCATCTGGTAGTGGAAATTTAGAAATTTCTAGGACTGGTGATGTTTATGATTTAACATACACTCCACCAATTCAGTATACAGTTGATACGGCAGATGTTGCACCTACCAATCCCAACAATGGTGATTTGTGGTGGAAGAGTGATACTGGCACATTAAAAATTTATTATGATGATGCAGATTCTTCCCAATGGGTAGATGCATCTCCTACTGCTTCTGGGACAACAGGAGCGAAAGTAAATACTTCAGATTCAGAACCAACTAATCCTATAACTGGGGATTTGTGGTGGAAATCTGATGAGGGAGCATTAAAAATTTATTTCTCTGATGGTGATTCCTCGCAATGGGTAGATGCTTCTCCAGCAGGAACTAGTGGAGGTGGAGGTGCTTCGGCATTCACACTCCTCACAGATACTCCTGTTGCTATGGGAGCGTCTGGAGAGTGGCTTAAGGTAAATCCAGCAGGCACAGCATTAGAATGGTCTACAGCGCCATTGATGACTCTTCCTATAGCAGATGCTTCTACTTTAGGTGGTGTTAAAGTTGGTTCTGGATTGAACATCACTGTTGGTGGAGTTCTGAATGCTTCTGGATCAGTATCATATGCTGATGTTGCATCATTCCCTGGTGCTAATACCAGTACAGGTGGATTTGGTTATGCCAGTAATACGGGAGTGATGTATTACTCTAATGGGGTAAGTTGGACCAGTCAAAGATTGGTAACAACTAATTCTATTACTACATCTGATTTTGCAACTCTATTAGGTAATACTCAACTTACATATACTATTAATGTTCTTGATCACACCGCCGGAGGAACAACAGCAGAAAATGATGCAAGAAAAATACTTAGACTTGAAGATTCTAACGGTACTACAGATCAAGTTGTTTTAGTAGCAGGATCTGGATTATCAATTAGTGATACGGGTGACGAGATTCAGTTTGATGTAAATACTCAATCATTATTCGCATTTTCTGCAGAGACTTCTGCTGGTAATGCGGATTCTAAACTTAAACTTTCCGATATTAATTCAAATAGTGTTAGTGAGATTACGTTTGCTGGTGCAGATGGGTTACTTGTAGAAAGAACCGATGCTAATACACTTACCTTCAGAGCACCTTCGGGTGCTAGTGGTGGATCTTTTACAGCAGAAGATGCACAAGATGCTACTAGTCAGTTATTTGCTAATGGTACTCATACAGGAATTACTTTCACATATAACGATAGTAATAATACTATTGATGCTGCTGTAACTGCTGGTGGAGGTGGTGGAGGCACTACCTACGATTTACTTGGTTCAAATACAACCAGTAACAATGCAATTCTTACATTGCGTGATGCTGCAAATAATGATGATTCTATAGAATTTGCAGGAAGCAATGGAACAGATATCTCTTGGGATAGTTCTAATAGTAAGATTATAATTAACAGTACTGCACCCGTTCAACCTGACTGGGATTCTACATCAGGGTTGGGTGAAATTCTCAACAAACCATCTATCCCACCTGCGTATATATTACCTGTTGCCACAACATCAACATTGGGTGGTGTTATTCCTGATGGTACTACAATCACATTAGACGCTAACGGTAATATCGCTGCTGTTCCTGGTGGTTATACATTACCTATTGCTGCTGCTGGCACTTTGGGTGGTATTAAAATTGGTTCTGGTTTATCAATTGATGGTAATGGTGTAGTAAATGCTACAGGAGGATCAACTGTACCACAGATCCAAGATGTTGCTGGAACTACATCATCTATTGTTGATAATGCAACCACAGAACTAAATATTACAGGATATAAAGCATATACATTATTTAAAATTACAGTTGATAATGAGGCATGGGTAAGAGTATTTGTTGATGATGCATCCCGTGATGCAGATTTGACACGTAGCGAAGGACAAGATCCTAGCCCAGGTAGTGGTGTTATTGCTGAGGTGAGAACTACTGGAGCAGAATCTATTTTGGTTTCTCCTGGTATTATGGGATTCAATAATGACAATCCTAGAACAGATAACATTTATCTACTAGTCACTAATAGAAGTGGCTCAACAACTACATTTACAGTCACTTTAACAGCATTACAAATAGGAGAATAATTACCATGACAGTTCA